GTTTCAATCACCAGACTTACCCCAAAAATCGCATGGAATGGATCATTATTGACGATGGAACGGACAAAATCGAAGACCTCGTCAAGGATATACCCCAAGTAAAGTATTTCAAATATAATGAAAAAATGAATCTGGGAAAAAAGCGCAACTTGATGCACGAAAAAGCAAAGGGTGAATTCATTGTTTATATGGACGATGATGATTATTATCCGCCCGAGCGCGTCGCACACGCCGTAGAGACACTACAAAAGAATCCGCAAGCTATGGTAGCCGGTTCAAGTGAAATATACATTTATTTTAAGCACATAAACAAAATGTATCAATTTGGGCCATATGGACCGAATCACGCAACAGCGGCAACTTTCGCTTTCAGACGCGAATTTTTGAAACATTCGAATTATGAAAATGACGCTGCTTTGGCGGAAGAGCGTCATTTTTTGAAGAATTATACGGTTCCCTTTGTTCAGATGGATTCATTGAAGACAATTCTTGTGTTTTCGCATATACACAATTCATTTGATAAAAAAAAATTACTTGAACAACAAGGTCATAATAATCCTTTTATAAAAGAAACAACAAAAACCGTAGAAGATTTCGTCAAGGAACCAGAAATAATTGATTTCTTTTTAAATAAAATAGATGTGCTATTGGACAAATATGAGCCAGGAAGACCGGAAAATAAGCCCGAAGTATTGAAACAAATTCAAGAAATTATGGAAAAACAGAAAAAAGTGCAGGAAGAGTGTAACACACAACAAGTTGTTCCAATAACACCTGAAATTATAAAACAATTGCAGGTCCAAGGGATATCACCAGAATTAATTAAACAATTTCAGACGCAAGGATTTGTTCCAATCAATGGGCCACCTCAACAAAATCCACAAATAATGCAACAATATGAAGCGAGATTTATGGAACAGCAGAATTTAATTCAAACATTGATTAAAGAAAATGTCGAGTTAAAAGACAAAATAATGTATTTGGAGACAAAAATAAAGGCGCTTATTAGTGAAAAAATCACAGAAAAGAAAAATACTATGGCGTCTTTAAGTTAAAATTCTATTTACACATTTTACGAAAAATGAATATTCCAAATTATTTAGCCCAGCTATTTTCAAAAATATTGTTTTATCTGTTGTGTTTCACGCGATTATTTATGCAGCATTTTGCAATATTGTCAGTTATATATTTTTTGGCAAATTATTGACTAGCATGGTTAACATTCGTCTTGTAATATGTTTACTCATAATAATGTTTTTTGGGTTTTTTGCAAGATATCTAGACTCTATATTGGGTGGATGTTCATATCATAGAATATTTACATTTTTCTTTATTTAATCATTATAAAAAAAATTGATTTAAAGATTCACCAATAAATATAAAATACACAAACAACAGGACAAGAAGCAAGAATGGCTTACGAGTATGAGAGCGACTTTTATGGTTACGCCAATGATGATGCCGCCACTTGGACATCTGAACCCAATATGACCAAGAAAATGAAAAGAGATTTGGCGGAAATAAATAAGGATGACATTCATTTCTTCCAAGTGAAGCGCCAAGTGAAGCGCCAAGTGAAGTCAAAATCTTATGAAATGGTGGGAATTTTTGGCTCTGGTGATATAGGATCATCGATTCGAGACGCAGTCACAGGCATCCGCAATTATGCGCACAAGGTAGGAAGTGCGAGTGAGAACCTCTATTTCAAGACGCGTATTTGCAGTGGCGAACTAGGTAAAGACGCGCCTACCCTTTTCTTTGAATCACCAGAGCAATATGAACGACATATGTATGCCAAACTCGACAATGACGCGAAGATGAAATGGCATTTGAAAAATCAAGATGCTAGACGCGAACTTGATGATAATGCAGTTGAATCTCGCAATTTGGTAGTATTAAACGGGCAACAAGCGACACTAATCAAGTAACACTTTTGTCAATCCAACAGCCAAACCAAGAATGAAAATTTCGGCTTAAAAACTAATCAAACAATATAATAGAGTATGAACTTTATTATATTATTATTTTTTTTGATTACAAATCCCATTTTGAAATATAAATTTGATAAAAAAGAAAATGATCTTTATAATGGCCACGATAACCGTTTTCCTACAACAACTGAAAATTCTATAGCAGACGAAGATCAAATTGTAATGGCAAAAATAGGCAAATATATTTTATATAAAAATTTATTAAAAACGCTGGAAAATGAAAGGGTATCTATTCAAGACAAACTTGAAATTATTCAAGACAACAATATTCCGCGTCTAGATTATTGTAATTCAAAATATGCAACAAATTTACTAGCTGGTGGGTTATTGGACGATTTCAACTTTGATCTTGAACATTCGATCTTGTAACATTCGATCTTATATTCTTTACTCCAAGTCAATGCTTTTGTCGTCTACATCTTGATCTAATTCTAAGTCTTCTGCGTCTTCTTTTATATACTTTTCCAAATAACGATAAATTCGATTAATATCTAATTTGGTTATTTCGTAACTTTCAAATAATCCTAACATTTGGTTGTCGTCATATTTATTTTTTAAATCTAAGAAGAAAGAGAACAAATCTTTCTGATCCATTCCCAATTGTTGACACAAATTCTGGATAAAAAGTGAATTATTGTATTCCGTAGAATATTTGGTTAAAACCTTGGTAAAACGGACTTCTTGTGGATTATATTTTTGCTTCTTCTTGAAGGTGTCGTGATATATTTTATTATTTTTAAATGTCTTGATGAGAGAACTCATCTCATTAAACTGCCATATTTGCTTTTGAAATGTTACCCTATCAATGTAATCCGCAAAACACATATTTTGCAATATATTCAAATAGAATGGAATACTGTCTTCCCTTTTCATTTTCTCTAAAACATCAATTATATTTTCGTGCCACAAGAGTCCAACAATCGTTCGATCGGTTTCATTCATAATCGTTAAATGATCGTCCATTGTAAAAGGCTGGTTTATGAGTTTTTGCGTTATCTTTTTTGTGTCATCATTGTAGGATTTTATTTGAAATATATTGCGCAAAATCTCGTTTTTAAGCATTGACTGTTTTTTATTGTATATGTTTGCAATGGAATTCACTTTTCTCAAATCTGATTGCACAAACATTATTATGTTTTGAAGCAAAGAATCCTCTAAACTCGGCATAAGTGAATTTATAATGGTTACCATTTGTAGTTGACTCGGAAGTTTCAATTCAATTACATTGCATACCTTCATCAATTCCTTTATTTTCTTGTCTATGTGATAATTGCCTATGCATATAATAGGATTCATTGTTACCTCCTCCATCTTTTGTTTTTTCGTCTTTTTTGGTCGAATTAATTTTATAAGAGTATTAATACCCCCTTTGTCACCATTATTCATTCCGTCTATTTCGTCCATTACTATTGCTATTTTTTTTACCTTTTTATGAAACATTGACATAATGTTTTTGTCCGACATGTTGTGTTTTGTTATTGCTTCTATTATGGTCTTGTTTCTAATATCTCCCGCATCGTATTTCACGACATCATAGTCCATTTCTTTCAAAATATTTGTAACAAAAGTGGTTTTCCCTGTGCCTGGTTCCCCGTAGACATAAATACCCTTTTTTAACACTGGATTATTTTTATTCAAGTCGAAATTGCGAAGAACTTCTTTCATTTTCTCGGCTTCGCCTTCTCTCTTTAAAATTTTATTCATTTCTAGTTTCTCCATCTTATATTTTTACTAGTATTCTTTTTATGTTGATTTTTACTCAATTGCAGTGAACCAAGGTTCCCCGCACCCCTCCTTTTAATTGCAAAATTTTATTAATTTCAACACCAATAATGGTTGAGATTAATTATTTTATTAAAAGGAGGGGTGCGGGGAACCTTGGTTCCCTGCTTAGTTTCTCCATCTTATACTTTTAATAGTATTCTTTTTATGTTGATTTTGACTCAAACCCGAATTTACAATATATCTATTAACAATTTGTTTGCATTTATCCGATTCATTTTCAATACAATATTCGAGTAAAAAATATATATAGTTTGAAAAAAGTGTTGTTTTATAAGTGTATTTCTTAAAAAAGAGCCACCGTTCAAAGTTTTCTTGGATTAAAAGTCCAAACACGAAATCATTATCTCTGCGAACCATTGCTCGAATATAATTTTCGTACTGGCTTCTTTGAATGAACTTTCTTACCAACTTGTGGTTTTTTAGATACATTTTTTTATTCAAAAATAATAATGTTTTTAGGGGGATGAAATCGTAAATAACAGGAACAAGGTCTTCTGGCAATCTTGAAATGTTTGAAAAAATGGTTACATTATTCGAAAATCTAGATGATTTTTTTATAATAACTGGTTGTTGGGGTTGTTCTTGTTCTTCATACATTATTACATTATATAGAGATAATTTTAAATATTAAAATATGGAGTTAATATAATGACAACATTTATACTCGACCAATTTAAACCAATAAAAAATATTGAATTTGACGCAGAACAAAACTGGTTTGGCAAAACAATAGACAAAATTAAAATCAAATTTGGTGATGAAGAAGATATGCAATTATTGCTGTTAAACATTTTTGTCCACGATTTTGGTCACGACTATAACTTTTTAGGAGATAGTTATTTGAGAAGAATTGTTTCGAATATTAAAGAATTGGATAGTTTAGGCATTGAAAATGGAAAAAAGATTTTAAAGAAATTGGTTGATATAATTTCTGGTGATCCTAGAGTGCCTTTTATGTACAATGATAAAATTTTTGAAGATGTAGATGACTCAGAATATTTATCTTCAGATCCAAAAGAACAATTATTTTCACAATTAAAAGATAAAAAACGACAATTTTATGAAAGATTAAATGGTTTTGAAGGTATGACCACAAAGCAAAAACAGTTAAGTGAAGTAGGAGAGCAACTTGATGAAAAATATAAGGAACAACTAGCTCTAGCTCAAGAAGCTGCATCACTTTCTGATGAGGAACAAGAACAGTTACTTGCACAAAAAAGAGAAAGGCGAGTTGATCACCAATATAAAATAGATGGAGGTGAGAAAAGTCAAGAACATAAGAGCATTACAACATTGGGTTATGAAGAGGAAGATCCCGCTACTACGCTTTTAAGAACGGATAAGTCAAAAGGAAAAGGAAACCTAGACGCAAGCGAAAGCACATATACTAGAGCTAAAATCGAGGTTGTTTCTAAGCCGTCTTTAAGCCCTTTAACATTAGATATTTCTGAATATATTAAAGCCCGCGCAAATGACCCCGAATCTCTCGAAATGTTATCTACCTTGAAGTTGTATATCACTTCTTATTTGGGACCAAACTATTATACAAGTCTTATTCCTGAAAGCATTGACCCAACTTCCGACGCGTTTTACAGATATTATACTCACTACTCTGTAATTACCACATTTTATGGTTTAATATGCTATTACGACGACATTGTTGAAGAACAATTAGTTGACGAAAGTATGAGAAATTTGACTACAATATTTTCCGATTTATTATTGATTCTTTTGGCTAGTTATTTGAAATTTATAAATGATGCTGGACAAGACTACTTTTCTAGAGAAAACGCTATAGACCCTCTCTCCATTTTAGATTCAGACCAAGTTATGAATAATTATAATCGGCTATTTGCCGAATATGTTCAGTCTAGCGAGTCCGAATTTGACGAATTTAAATCAAACTTGTTGTCTGAATATGAAATTATGGAAAATACTGATGCAGAACCATATAAAGTTGGTGGTGGTGATGACGATGTTTTTGAAGAGCCTCAAGTCGATCTTGTAACAGAAGTGCAGGAAACCCCAAAATATAAATATACCTTTGTTACAAGATCGTATGGGGTTTTTCACAATAATTTGCTAACAACTGTGGCAAGAGGAATATTTTTAAAATCTGGTGTTTGGCAAAAGATTTACCCACCCGCACCCGGAGACAAAGCTGTGGATTTTCCTGGCCAATTCAAGTATGATAAAACTTCGCCAAAAACTTTTTCACAACAATTTGATGATTGGAAAACTGGAGAACTATCTTTGATTACAAATATAACAAAGGAGTTTTTACAAGGGCGCGGATTTAAGAATGATTTGCTTATTGCCGAAATTCTTATTTTAAAGCATATGTTGATTGAGATTTTACCAGATTTTTTATATTTAGCAAATGGAATAGATGACAGATTAAGAAACTTTCTCGAAGTTTATTTATACAAATGTGGAAATTATGATGCAGACTTAAAGCAACTATCTGAAGAAGACCTTGGAGCAATTGCTGTAGCTGCAGAGCAAGAAGCTAATGCAGAAGATTTAAAATTTATTGATGGAGATGACGAGGTTGAAGAACCAATTTATGGTGGCTCTGTTATGAATGGTGGGGTTAATTTTGGTGCAAAGAGTGATTTTGATTATGGTGATCCCGATTTTGGTTTTACAAAAAAGAAAGAAACTTTGAGCGTTCCTCTCCTCATTGCACCAGATATTTCAGCAAAAACCCTCGAGGAAAAAAGAAGAGAAAAGATGCAACTTTCAAAAGAAGATGTAGAAAGAGCCTATAAATTAAATATGGATGTCATAAGAAATTTAACTGAAAGTGGCATTCCTCCAATTGCCTTAGGAAATGGAAAGGTTGTAAGCAATATGTTCGAATTATTGAAAATGAATACCGGAATGATAAAAAGAAAAGGGACTGGCTTTTCATATCCAGCGCCAAAAAGGAGGTTTATTTTAGACAATGCTTCCAAATTAAATAGAAATATTAATGGTTTAAAATTATTTCACGGGAAAGATGCTCTTGATGATTTACAAGGAGATGCGGATTACAAAGAATTATTAAAGAAATTTGGTATGGCTCAAAAGTTTTTTGGTTTGTATAAAACACTTAAGCGAGGCGTTGTTTGTGCAGGGTCTTCTATGTTGGACGCAATGGACAACTGTTCTCTCGAAAAAGGTGCAACTGAACCAAAAGAAATTGGAACAACTAACTTTGAATTTATTTTTGACGACCCTGTCACAGGGAAACATTTTAGTTATGGTGGTGTTGTATTATTTTATAAAGGAACTAATAATGATGGGGAAGAAAATATAAATGTTCACATAGATTTTTCTTTGAAAACAAAACTTGATGGTGATGACCCCGATGATATTGCGCATGTTGTTGTAGATGAATTAGATGTGGCCGATTCTGAAGATTTAAAGGCTAGAATTGTATATAAATCTATAATAAAAGAGGTAAACTCTTTGTTCAAATGCGCATTTAAATTTGAAGAGATTGAGGTTCCAGACTCAGGATTTGTAGACCCAGAATTAAAAAGACAAATGAGAGAACTTGCAATTAGAAAAATGCGTTCTCTCTGGTCCTTTTTGCAATACAACCCGTATTCACAAACCAATCCCGTTTTTAATAGATTATTAGGTAAAACTGGCGTTAAAAATCTAGGAGACTTTCTTCAAGAATCGCAAGGCACTATTAAATGGGGAGGATATGTCAATACAATTGAAGGTATGGATGAAGCGGTTAAAGAATTTATTCGTACAAAAAATATTGATGAAAACAGTATTATATATAGAAGTGTTAGCAAACGAGAAGCTATAATTCCATATGACGAAAATGGCGATGCTCTACGATTAGCAGTAGAAGGAGACAGACCTTCAGCCTTTCGTGCAATTTACTTTGTATTATTTGCATTAACTAACGGATTTAACGAAGGAATAAATTCAATGACAATCGCTGGTTATTTACAATTAACGCGCAGTATTCTTGTTTCGAGAAATCAACCTTTTATAACGGTGATACCGCCGCCCATTCCTCCTCTATTAGTCGGCGTTCCTTCTAGATCGCCGTCCGCCGAAGAGATAGATGTATCAAGATCACCATCTCCGGTACTCGCGGCAGAAGCAGCGGCAGCAGATGAGGAAAGCGGGTTACCAAGAAGAGAAAAAAGTTTAGATTCATTGACATTCGCACCTTGTCCTATACCAAACGGAAAAGTAATTTATGTTAATTCAGAAGCAAAAAATATAAATATCAAAGCGGTTGAGATAAAAGACCCCCAGATTAAAAAACCAAAAACACTAGAAGAGTTGGAAAAAAAGTTGAAAACTGTATCAAAATCAAAATCAACAAAATCTAAGTCATCAGAATCAATTCCTCCTCTTACTCAAGAAGAAATAACAATGGAAAAGTTTAGAATTAAAAGAGATTTGGAAGAGATGGAAGACCAGATAAACATTGGAAGTTCGATACCTAGATTTTCTGAATTGAAAGATATAGAATGTAATAGAGCCGATTTGAGAGAAGAACCCGCTCATGATGACTCTATTGGTCTTGCAGCATTGGGAATATCAACAGGCGGTAAAACGCGAAAACATAAAAAGCCTTTGAAAAAGAAATCCAATACTCGTAATAAAAATAAAACAAAAAAAACAAAAAAGGGAAAGAAAACAATTAAACACAGAAAGGGTGTCCAAAAGAAACACAGAAAAACTAGATAAAATCGATAAACTAGATAATTATA